TGATCGCGCCCTCGTGATGCTCCACGAAGCGTTCCGCCGCGGGTGGTTTGATCTTCGGCTTGTGGATGTGAGGCACATGCAGATGATTGAGTCCGCCTGACTCGCGCGCGATTCGCAGTGCGTGATCGATTGGATTCACGAATACCCCACTGTTACGGCCTGTGCGCCCGCACCAGGCACGCAGAGGATGCCATATTGGGCTACCAAATTCACGGGGTAAATGCCCACGGTGTCAGGGATTTTGAACAGTGGACGGCTCGTTGCGGCCAGAGTCGCCCCGTCGTAGATGGTCCCTGCGCCTGAACCCGCCACCAGTACGCTCACGGTGACGAGTCGCCCGGCCGCTGCCTTGATGACTGTCGGCGCCGTGATATTCGCCGCGCTGGAGGTGCCCTGGACGTTCAGATAGGTCTGCGTGAGGTTCGCCAGCCCCGTGACGAGGTTCTTGAACGTCGAGAGCACGTCCGAGAGGGACGTTGAGCCTGTGGCTGGCGGGATGGCAGTTGTGGAGTCGCGCACGGCGGTCATATCTTGCCATCGGTGCTAAAGCGGTAGCGGATCGCGCCGATGCGCCACCATGACCCAAGGTCGCTGCTGGAGATGTTCACCGCCATGAGGCGCGCGCGGAATCGAGTGTAGAAATACTCCGTCGCCTGCGTGACGTTGTACGGCCCGTAGACTTGCGGCGTGTCGCCGGGATAGTCTGCCACGAGGAAATTGAAGGTCAAAGTCGCCGCCATGGCTTGATCAAATTGGCCAAATTTAAAATCCGGCCAGACCCAATCGACGAACGCCTTCACATCGCCCTCGGCGATTGCAAAATACCCTGACTGAAACGACGGAGTCATCGCAACGCCATCCGCATCGTTCGAGGTTTCGTGTTGGTACAGGTACAGCGATGCGGGGTCCGCGCCAATCGGGGGACCTAGAATTGATTGATCGATCCACGCGGTGCGCCCCAAAGTCCCGTAATCCCACAGGTTCAGTGTGAGGTTGTATTTGATGTAGGAATCGACTTCGCCAGAGCCGTTGGCCGATGGGTAAAACCACTGGATTTCGCTGAATCGACTGTTCACCGCGACGCGAATCTTTTGCAGATTCGAGACGCCTGTCACTTCGTCTATTTCGGTGTTTAGATTCTGGAATATCACGTCCCACACCGAACACGGTAACGGCTGCACGCCGTAGGCAGATAGGGTGAAAAACTGCGACGGCCCCATCCAATAACCGATGCCGTTGACGAAGGCGAAACATTTCCTCGAGATCCACCCGCAGCCCTTTCCGATTTGGTTGAAGGAATACACATACGGCGGTCCAATGTACTGCATGGACCAAATATCGACATCAGTGCCGATGATTCCCTGCTGAGGGCCTTGGATACCGCCAACGATGCGCGAGCCGGTCGGTATGCGGTAGGAGCCTGCTTGGTTGGTGACAAGGTCCGTCCATTCGTTCGGATTGCCCACATCGCACCACTGGATGAGCAGCGGATCAGGGATTCCTGTCTGAGTCGAACCCCAGGCGATGATTTGCCGCTGAGGCATAGCGACAAACATTCCGTCATTCACGGGAGGTGCTTCGGGGATTACCGTCGCTTGCGGCTGTCCCGGTGGCCATATATAGATCGGCTGGTAAGGGATGCCAGCGCTGGGGGACTCCACCGCGCACGCCACTAAGTCTTGGCCAAAGTTATCGAGCGTCCAGTCAACGGCGTTGATCGGTGTGCCAGTCGATGGCACAACCGCAGTGCCGGTGCCGTACCCTCCAACACCATACCCGCCCACGCCATAGCCCGTGATCGGCGGAATTGCCCCAATGCCGAAGCCGTAGATGAAGGCTGCATTGCCGCTGTTCAGCGTCGCTGATGCCGACGAAGTCGCTGAGGTCGGCGAAAGAATCGTGAAGGTGCTCGATAGAAAATACGCCGTCGCGGTCCCCGAGGCACCGGAGCCGGTGTTCACGGCCGCGCCGCCTGGGGTCAACGCGACTTCGAATGCGGAACCGGTGAGCCCTGTTGCGAGCACGAAATACATCGTGCCGAGCGCAAGACCCGAGGGAAGAGCGCCCGTGGTCGCGAAATACAATTGCTGCCCTGCGACGAAGGTGTTCGTCATCGATACCGTCGTGCCTGAGAATGTAGGCGTGCCTGACCCCGCGCCTGCGCTGATCGCCTGCACGATGTAGTTGCCGTAAAGCGTAATGCCGCCGACCGTCGTCGGGGTCAACACCGTGAACGTGCCGCCAACCGCGTAGGTGAATCCGGGCAGCGCGACGCTGACGATGCCCGAGCTTGCCGTGGTGGTGAATACCGGTAGCACGGGAGAGGCTGAGGTGCCGTAAGCGGGGAGCGGATTGCCGAGCAAGTCCGTCGCCTCCACGGTGTAGGCATCAACGAGGAGCGAGCCGTCCGGGTCGCACTGGTAGAGGCCGTACAGCACCACGCCGCCAATTGAGATTTGTGTCGCGATATACACGGTATCGAATTGGGTGATGCCCGTCGTCACGGTGTCGGTGATCGTGAAAATAGGATCGCCAGCCGTAGAGGAGGCGGCCGGAGTGACGTTATCAGCCGTCGAGGTCGGTGTGATGTTGGTGAGCGTGCCGGCAGTGATTGCCGAGAGCGTTGCCGGCGTGCCTTCGGTGCCGACGGCGAGCCAGGAATTTAAGTTCAAATCCTCCCACGCCCAAAGCGCACGCACGATGGCAGACATGGCTTGAGGAAACCACTTGCTCCAGCCGCCCAACTTTGAAATCAATGTGACGCCGTTGGGGTCAGGGAAATATCTGATCAAATTCGTCTGAGAGATGCCCGAATTCTCATTCAACGCAGGTGTTTCCTGCGTATTCGCTCCCCCTGCGAACTTGAGCGCTGCGTGCGGCATCAGCGTGTCGGCGTCGCCGCGGTCGGCGTGCTGTAGGAACTCCAGGCCGATGCCTGACCCTTGCGGCGGTTTTCCTCAGCGATAGCGCCAAGGCGCAGCGCCTGGTACTGCTTCTCGTAGGTCATGCCGGATTCGGGTGTATCGGCAACCGGGCCGAAATTTCTCTGGAACATCGTAATATAAATCATGCTCGCCATCAGCAGCATATCGGGCAGGAATTGCGAAATGTACGTGTACCCGGTATCTGCAATTCCCGCGACCGCATTCAGGTACAGAGACGGCATGCGAGCGACGCCCGTCACTTGCAGAGAAAACCCGTAGCTCGGCGTGGGTCCCAGTAGGATGTTCGTCTGCGTGTCCTGATTGCCTCCGAATGCATCGCCGTACTTTGCATAGTACGCTGGCTGTCCAGCGTTCAAGAGGCCCCCGTAGACGTTCTGAATGTACTCTTTCGAGGTTTCCAGCAGCGGCGTCGTGTTGACCACTGCGCCATTCGATAACTGCACGATTTCGAGAGTGTTGACGATGAAGAAATCATTTACCGGAATCGGGAACACGTTCACGCCAGCGTTCAGCGTGTATTGGTTGGAGGACTGCGAGGAGAGAAAATCCAAATCCCGCTGTATGCGAAGTTCGGCATAATTGAGCATCTGCGGAATGATGTCGTTGAAGGCGTCATCGACGCCCACTACAACGCCCGCAGTTTCTTGCGTCGTCACGACGGCGAGCACGCCGATCTGGGTCACATAAGCATTGTAAGAAAGCGCGTTGGTGGCTGGCGCTGTCATACTGGGAAGTCCGTAAATCCACGCGGTAGCCCGACTTGGGCTGTCACAATTCGCACCGCGTTGGTGAGCTGCGGATTCTGTGGGCTCGCGGTCTGAAACGTGAACACGGTGGCGGTGGGCACCTGTACGCTATAGAACCCGTTCGCCGAGGTGAGTCCGAGAACTGAGACTTGATCGTTCGCGGTAAGTCCATGGATCGCCGAACACGTCACGGTCACGAGACAACCGGATGAGTATATGGATAGCACCGGCAGCACGCGACCGTACTGCGTCGGCACGCCATTGGTGAGCGCTTGCGGCATGATGGCGTTTTGCTCTAACCCCAACGGCTCACCGTAGGGGGAGTTCACCAGATTCTCGCAGTTCTGCGTGATACGAAGCGTGGTCGATGGCACAGGGATGCCGGTCGTCGGATCGAGCACCGGAGTTTGCGAGAGAGAGCGGTAATCGGTTTCGTCTTGGGTGAAGTTCTCAGGACGCGCGTTGATGATGGGCTCGGGATCTGGGGGGAGCACGAGCGCACGGAGTTGCTCCTGCGGTCTGTCGAAACACGATGGGCATACAAGTATGCGGAGATTGGCAAGAGCGGTGCCGCGCCAATCTACCTGCCACTTAAGTTCGTTAATCGAGTACCAAATACCGCAACGATCGCAAACCGCCTGCGCATGTAAATCGCGAATCGAAACTCTGGCACGCCCTACCTGTGATGCATAGCTCATCGGTAGTACCCTCCGAGTTGCGGCGTGATGTAGAAATTGGACGATTCCACATTCTGAGTCGCAGCAAACGCGTAGGCTTTATCTGCAAGAGCCTCAAGCATTGGGGCTTGCCCGGGATTCCAAATCAGCGCGAGCTGGCTTGCCAGTGCGAGCGTGAACCACTTCCAAAAGTACACTGGAATTTCCGGCACCGCACCGTTTGCCAGCGCCGTGTCCTGCGTCTGGCGCAAATAGTAGTATTTGAACGCGACCTGATTGCCATCCGGCACCGGCCACAGACTCACTGTCGGTTGAAGCAGCCGATTCAGCCAATACGTCGTCGGGAACCCTTGCTGATTCTTATTCTGGTAGCTCGCATATTCGGTGCGGCTGATCGGTAGAATGAGCCGGTCGATTTCCGCAGCTCCCGTGTTCTGCGTGACGTAGCAATCAAGCAGCACAATCAGGTTTGTCGGCAGATTGTACGTGCCGCATCCTTGGGTCAGTGCGACGCATCCCAATTGAACCTGCCATAGGTTTACCCCGCGCGCTGAGGATTCCGACAGCACCATGTTCGCCGCCATGCGCCCAGTCTCGTAGTGCTGCTGCGTGAGCGCTGTATTGCGCACGCCACAGAGGTTCATCGCATACAGCAACGTCTCACCGAAGCTCGGCGCGAACCCGTAGGTGCCGGTGGTGTTGGTGACATTTCCCGCTGGCGTGCTCATGCGCCTACCCTACTCATTGTTCGACCCCAGTCAAGTACGCCTTGCGGAGCGCCTGCCCGCACTTAGCGGAGGTCTGCCCGTTGCCGGTGGGGCTCGTGCCGGATGGCACTTGGCGCCCGATAAACCCGTAGTAGGACCACACCCCGGTGCCGCTGGCCGCGA